GTGGAGCTTATGTTCAAAATAACGGGCAAACTTCTCCAGTAGATTTAGATGCAACACAGGAAGCTCAAATTGTTAGTCCACAAGATTTTCTATCTTCTGTAACTGATAATTTACCTAGTATAACGGGATTGAATAGTTCTTTATCAAATGTTCAAAGCACATTAACTTCTACAACATCACCATTAACTTCGGTATTATCAGGACAATTAAATCCTTTAAGCAATTTATCTACACAAGCAACACAACTATCATCACAACTTTCTTCTGAGATAAGTTCAATTAGTCCTAATATTGGTGGATTATTAAATGGAGTTCCTTTAAATATAAATGCTAATATTAATGCTATAGGTTGTATAACTAGAGATATTAATAAAATTACAAATGGTATGGCTATTTTAGAAAATTACAATAATGTGCCTTTATTAAATTCTGTTAAAGCAATTCAATCAACAACAAATGGTATTGGTAATTTAATTTCATTAAGCGAAAGAGTTATACAATGAACCAATCTATTGCTCTTTCACAAGTTCCATCTCAAACATTAACTATTCAGCTTGGCACTCAACAATGCACAATTAATGTTTATCAAAAAAGCACGGGATTATATTTAGATTTGAACGTGGCTGGAACTCAAATTTTAAATACAATGCTATGTTTAGATAGAGTTGCTTTAATAAGAGAATCTTATTTAGGATTTATTGGTCAATTGTTTTTTGTAGATACTCAAGGCACAGATGACCCTTATTACACAGGATTTGGTACTAGATTTATTTTGGTATATTCATCATGACATTTGCTGTTAGACAAATTGATTTACAATTTAGTGGAGTTAATTCACAAGTTGTGAATTTAAAAGGGTTAAGATGTTCTGCAACTATTGTTAATCCAGGCGGTTCAATGGCATTTGGTCAATTGCAGTTAAAAGTTTACGGCATGACATTGGCTCAAATGAATGAATATTCAAGTATTGGCACTAATCAAGTTGCTGTTCAACAACAATCAATTACAGTAAGTGCTGGGAATCAAGGTGATATTGCATTGTCGCAAGTTTTTCAAGGCAATTTAATGTCTAGTTATATTGATTTAAGCAATATGCCAAACATATCTTTTAATTGTGCGGCAGTTGCTGGATATTTGCAAAAAGGAACTCCTGTAGCTTCAAATACTTATCAAGGTGCAAATAGTGCAGAAGTTATTATTGCAAATTTAGCAAAATCATGTGGGTTAAATTTTCAAAATAATGGCGCACACGCAATTTTACAAAATCAATATGTATATGGCTCTGCTGTTGACCAAATGCGTCAAGTTGCTTTAGCAGCAAGCATACCAATTGTTATTGAAAATAATACAATAATTATATTTCCAAATAACGGATTTAGAGATGATATGATTATTGATATGAGTCCGCAAACAGGAATGGTTGGTTATCCATCTTATTGGGAATCAGGATTTGTAATAAAATCTGAATTTAATCCACAAATTCTTAATGGAAGGCAAATGAAAATAACAACTTCACTTCCTAAAGCGAACGGAACATTTGCAATACAAAGCGTTGCTCATGAAATTAGCACATTAACGCCCGATGGTCCATGGTTCACAACAACTACATTAGCTCCACCACCTTATGTCGCAAACAACTAATTATCAAACCAATTACGTTTCAGCAGACAATGCTTCTGAAATTGGTCGATTACAATTAATTATCAAGACAGCATTGTCAGGAGTTAGAACGTCAATGCCTGTTCAAGTAATTTCTGTGACTAACGCAGGTGGAGTTTCACCTATTGGAACTGTAGATGTTCAACCAATGGTTAGCTCAGTAGATGGCTCAGGTCAGATTTGGGCGCATGGAATTATTCATAACGTACCTTATATGAGAATACAAGGCGGAGCTAACGGAATTATTTTAGACCCTGTTGTTGGTGATATTGGACTTGCTTCTGTTTGTGACCGAGATATATCAACAGTTCAAAACTCAAGCAAAGTATCAGCCCCTGGTTCAAATCGTAAACATGATATGTCCGACATGGTTTATTTGATGACTATTATTGGCGCAGCACCTACTCAATATGTGCAATTTTCTTCTGCTGGAATTACTATTACTTCACCAACAAAAGTAACTGTAAATGCTCCAAATGCAGTCGTAAATGCGTCAAGTAATGTTACAATGAACACACCAATTTTAAAGGTCAGTGGCGATATTATAGACAATTATAATACTAATACTCATTCGATGGCTCAAATGCGTAGTCTATACAATAGCCATACTCATTCTGACCCACAAGGTGGAAATACTGGAACTCCAAGCAATTCAATGTAAGGTGATATATGACAATAATTCAAAATAGTTTACTTCTTGACCAAGCACAATGGGATATTGTGCTTGATGTAAACGGAAATATTGCTCTTGCTAGTGCGCCTTATTCTATTGCTCAAGATGTTGCTTCTGCCGTTAGAACGTTTGTCGGTGAGTGTTGGTATGATAATTCTTTAGGGCTTCCATATTGGCAAAATATTTTAGGTAAATTTCCACCTTTACAATTTGTTGACCAAAAAATTACTGAAGCTGCATTTACTATTCCTAATGTTTCAAAAACTAAAGTAACATTTACATCTTTCACTAATCGTGTTCTTTCAGGTGAAATACAAATTATTGACACAGATGGTGTAATTAACAACGTAGCCTTTGGATAAACTATATGACAACTAATGTCCCACAAATAACTTGGGTAAATGGCAGTCCAGTATTACCTGCTGAAACAGATATTTTAGCAGGAGTTCAAGCCGATATTAATGCTGCTTTTGGCGGTGGCGTAAATCCATCACTACAAACACCTCAAGGACAAATTGCACAATCTGAAACGGCTATTATTGGTGAGAAAAATAATGAAATTGCTTATATTGCAAATCAAGTTAATCCATCAATGGCTTCAGGAATATGGCAAGATGCTATCGGTGAAATTTATTTTATTACTAGAATCCCTGGAGCTGGTACAGTCGTATCTTGTAATTGCACAGGTGCTATTGGTACTGTTATTCCTGCTGGTTCTGTAGCGCAAGATACTAGCGGTTATTTATATTCATCTACAGCTACGGCAACTATACCATCTACGGGTACAGTTACTATTCAATTTCAAAATCAAACTCAAGGCGCAATTGCTTGTGCTGCTGGAGCATTAAATACAATTTATACGGCTATTGCAGGATGGAACACAATTACCAATCCGTCTGCTGGTGTGTTGGGTAATTTAGTAGAATCAAGAGCAGCTTTTGAAGCTCGCAGGTCAGTTTCTGTTGCTGGTAATTCTGTAAACTCTTTAGGTTCTATTTATGGTGCTGTATCAGCCGTTCCTAATGTTATTGGTTGTTTAGTGGTAGATAATCCATCTAATACTACAGTAACTTATGGAGCAACCAGTTATTCTATGGCTGCTCATTCTATTACAGTATCTGTAGCTGGAGGGGCTTCTTCTGCAATTGCTCAAGCTATTTGGAGTAAAAAACCACCTGGAACTGGGTATAACGGAAATACATCGTATACAGTTTATGATACGAATTATGCAACTCCACCAGCTTATACAGTAACTTGGCTTACTCCTACTTCTACGCCAGTTTACTTTAAAGTTCAAATTCAAAATAATCCATTATTACCATCGAATATTATTCAATTGGTACAAAATGCGGTCATTCAATCATTTAATGGTCAAGATGGTGGTTCAGCCGTAACAATTGGCTCTACTTCTTATTCGGGTCGTTATTATGCCAACATTAATGCAATCAATCCTAATGTAAACGTTATTGAAGTTTATTTGGGTTTAAGTTCTAATCCTTCAACATTATTGGTTTCATTAGGTATTGACCAAGTTCCAACATTAACTGCATCTAATATATCGGTAACATTAGTATGATGAATTGGGATGAAACTTTATTAAGTCAATATGTTGATTCACCAACATTGAGGTCAATGCTTAATTCATTTAATGATGCAATCGACCCATCTATTGATATTGCTAATTTTTATTCTCAAATTTGGAATGTAGCAACTGCGGTAGGTAATGGCTTAGATATATGGGGTCAAATTGTAGGTGTATCACGTTATTTGCAAATTAGCACATCAAATTATTTAGGTTTTGATGAAGCCTATACTGCACCAACAGCAGCCACTGGTCCACAACCATTTAATCAAGCTCCATTTTATTTGGGAGCTACAGCAACAACAACTTATGCTTTATCTGATTCACAGTATCGTAGATTAATTTTAGTCAAAGCTGCTGCCAATATTTCTAATTTATCTATTCCTTCTATCAATGCTTTATTGCAAGCTGAATTTGGAACAAGTGATGGCGTAAATCCTTATGGTGCAGCTTATGTAATTGATTCAGGTGGTATGGCATTTCAATATCATTTAACATTTGTACCAAGTGCCGTTCAAATCGCCATTGTTAATAATTCGGGCGTATTTCCTAGACCTGCTGGCGTTAGCGTATCATTAACATATTAATAGGATAAAAAATGCAAAGTACCAATATACCTTCAAAGATTCCATTACCTTTTGCTAACTCAGCAAGTTCAACATATAAATATAGTATTCCTACAGCGTCCCAAATTGGGATTACTAATGGTAAAGCATCATTAACTGATGGATTTCCTCCATTAACATTTACGCCTATTGGTTCAGGCGGTGTTCCGCCTTTTGGTGGTGATATGAATGGAATTTTATATGAGATTACTGCTATTCAACAATGGCAAGAGGCAGGAGGATTTTTCCCTTATGATTCTACATTTTCTACGGCTATTGGCGGTTATCCTAAAGGTGCTGTGCTACAAAGTAGCTCATTTAATGGATTGTGGGTAAGTTCGGCAGAAAATAATACTACCAATCCTGATACTGGTGGTGCAGGATGGGTTTCTCTTGCATTTGAAGGCTTACAATCTGTTGCAGTAGTAAGTAATACAGCTACTTTAACTCAATTACAATCTGCATATCCTATTATTACACTTACTGGAACATTGA